GTCCTCAGCATAATAAAGCAGCGCAAACATGCGGTCATCTTCAATAAATCCATTAAATACTTTCTTTGCATACGCCAATTCTTCTAACATGATCGATTTATCCTCAGCGTAGGCTGTTGTTAATTTAAAGCGTAATGGATTTTTAACGTTTAATTGTCCTGACTTCATGGCGTTTATATTCTTGTAATCTTTAAATGCACCCACTTCATCAGCGATAAAAGCAGAGGGACGAATTGAGTTGTTTCTATTCGCCTCTGCAGTACGTGCTTGGTAAAAACTATTTGTTAAAGTACATACAATTTTTCCACTTAACGTTTTTGGAATCACAAAGTATTTAGCAACCCCAGGGCTGGCCATAATAATTTGCGTCATAGCCTTTTTAACTTCACCTGCAAGCTCACGATCCAAACAAATAGAATAAAACTCTGAATAATCATCCTCTGTAAGCATTAAGATGATAATGATTAACGCACAAATAAACGTCTTCGCATTCTTACGAGGAATAAACAGCGTAATATCACGGTATCTAAACTTTTCTTTATCGCTTTTAAAGCGCCATCCGAATATATTGACAAGAAAAAAAGCCTGGAATCCTTCCAAGCCCTCTAATATTGTTTTTCCTGCAACGCCTAAACCTGTAGCAAAATTAAGTAATTCCAATAGTCCTTCGATTTTTTCTATTTCGTCCATATCAAAATAGTAATCAAAATCATCTTCATATTGCTTTTCTAAGTCTCTTAAAAACCAATTACACTGGACAATGACCTCTTTTGTTGTAATTTCTTTGCCTTTTACAACCTTTTCAACGTATTTAACCGCCTTTTCAAATATCATTTTTTACCACCACTCAATACTTTTAACAGTGGATCATCTTCTTCAACTCGAACTTGGAAATTAATATTTCCTAGCTTTGCTCGACTTTGAGGTGACAGGCTTAATTCATTACAGCAACGGAAAAATTCTTTTGAATACTTATCTTTAGCACTCAATAAGTTACGATCTAAAAGCCTTTCAATATCCCTGTTAATGATTCTTTCAATTTGCTGTACTCGGTCAATGGCTACAGCACAAGTGCTTAGAATATAAATATCGAGATTCCCAAGAATCCCACTTGCTTGTAATTCCTTCACGATGAAATTGAAAATTTTCTTTTGCCTTGCATTCAAATGTGTAGGAGGCAAGATTTCATCGGCAGCACCTTTTAATTTTTCTTCTGTTTGAGTACGAATTGCGATTTCTTCCTTCGTTAAATTCTTACTCATTGTTTTGACACTTTTAGACGGTCTAGCCAATTTCCTCACCTCCTTAAAAATTTTCATTTAGGGAATTTTTTTAGAGCAGATAGGGGCAGTCGGTGTACAGTGATTTCACGATTTTTAACCAAACACCCCGGGGGTACTCTCCAAAATAATATTTTTTAATTCTTTTGCATGTATTGTTCCCTTCTCTGCCAGCTCATGATGATAACGACACAACGCTATAAGGTTGGCATCCTCTAGCCTCTTATCCCATGCATCTGCTATAGGTTCTATATGATGTACCTCTATGTCTGTAAAGTTATATTGCATCTGAGTATTGTATAAGTTAAGCAAACATACTTGGCATAGATGTTTGTCACGATTTGCAATGTGTGCTCGCTTATTCTTCCATGCTCTACTCCATCTGAATCTATCAATGTATGTAGTATTCTTATTAACTAATGGCTTAGATGCACAGCGTTGACCACGCTTATGAATTCCACCGCAATAAGTACAACTCTTTAGCAATATCATCACCACCTTTTAGGCATAATAAAAAGCCACACCTTGTTAGATGTGACTTTCCGTTTAAATATTAATTAATCATTCCAATACTCTCAACATCTTGCAAGTATTCATTCACTCTTGAATCTTCCCTCATATATTTAAATATTGGCCATTCTCCCAATGCTTCTGTATCTAGTGAATCAGGGTTGTGACCTAAAATTTCAAAAAATTTGTCCGAGTTTTCTAATAAAGATAATTTTGCAAGCTCATAATGAGTTTGCAATCCGCTTACATCGCATTTTTTTACAGATTCTTCAATCTCCTTAAAATTCCCGAGTTCCTTCTCACATAGCCATATGTTCATCTGTGTAATAATTTTATTGGCGTGGTTGTCAGCTTCTGCATGTAAAAACTCATAAATAAATTTAGCAAACTCCCAATCATGTTCTTTCATTGAATCAAAAGCTTTTCCCATTATATAATCATATGCATCGTCATGGCCATTTTTATCGAACACTTTCCATGCTTCCAATAATAGTATCACTCCGAAAATTTTAACATTGTTAACAGCCTTAATTAAATAATCCTCAGAAATAGAAAGTCGCTGTCCTTTAGCTACATCTTGCGAGTATTCTTTTGAAACTTTATTTAGATATACGTTGTTTATTATTCCATCGTTATGCACAAATAAGTTTCTTCTACTATAAGCTTCATTAATCACTTCTGTAAAAAAATCTATTTTTTTTGTATTAACTCCTGCTTTATTTAAGTAAAAAACCCAACTTTTGAAACCTCCATACATTATATCGATAACTTCATTTTCAATTAAATGATCCAACGCCTCATCTATACTCTCAAAATCCATAAGATCTTTATATTTGATAGTTTTTTCTTTAGGATTAAAGGCGTTTGGAAATTTAGATAATCTCAACTTTATAATATTTGATATTAAATTTTCAAAGTATATCATTAAGCTAGTTAATGAGTTCCTAAATAGTAATTCTTGTTGTCTTGTAACTAAATCAGCCATCTTCATTACTTCCCCTACTTCTCTTTCCATTTGAGAATTAGAGATCTTAAAGTGGACTTCTGGAGTGTCTTTATATTCAACTTCTTTTGTAAAAATATTTACTCCTTTATCAGCAAATTTTTCATTTGCCTTATTAATTATCTGAATATCATATTCTCCTTCACTTATATCATTTGTTAATTGTACAACATCGCTTATAAGCTCCGTTGCAGCCTTGGTAAACTCATTATTCTCAAGGGATCTGCTCCTATAATTAATATTCATTAATTCGTCTTGAACCTTAATAAAAAGTTCTAAGGCTTTTAAATTTTGTATAAAATTATGAAATTCAGTTTGTAATTTTGCCAATTCAATTTCCCCTTTGCTATATAAAATACAGGTAAATAAATTAATCTTTAGAGAATACATCAAAACTAAAGTACTATAATAGTACAAGTATCACCAATTATATTAACCTATATTTTATACAATCTCAAACACATATTTACAGCAAAATACAAAAAGTTGTAATGTTACTATCTTTAACAAATATTTTAAATTCTCATGAGTATTTTTACTTGGCATATGTCTCTAAATTGCCTTAATCAAAGTCCATACACCCTAAAAACAGAGTTCTATATCGCATTCTACATTGGAATATTTTGCGATTTTCCTATTCTGCATTAATAACACACCCTCCTACCAATAGATTATAGGTGGTGATAATCACTTATTGTTTGATATATTGTTTGATATATTGTGTGATAGTACTCATAAGAATAAAAGACCGCACTAATTTGTACGGCCTCTTATGCTTGTTTTTAGCAACACACGTACAAGCGAACGTGTTTATTATTGTAAGCAATATTTTTCAACGCATTTCCGTGCGCTTTTTGATACTACTATCATATAACGGTTTTTCAATACTTAACATTGGTTTAACTTAAGGTAATATTATGTGAAGATTTTACTGTATAGTTTTCAGCGAACGATACCATACGTCTTATTTGTGCATGCTTATTATAAATATATTGAGCGCTATATCCTAATTCCTCAGCTACTTGTTCCAAGGTTTTATGGTCAATGTATTTACCAATTAATATTCTGTGTTCAAGACCCTCAAAGCTCTTTACTAACTTTTTTATATTGAATAGATTATTCATCTTATGGGCCAACTCCCATTCGATTTGTTCAATAATATCTTCTACTTTACTCCCTTGGCTTTCAGAAGTTAATTTCACTTTAGCTAAATCACCCTGGACCCATCGTTTCAATTCTGTTTTCGTTCGTTCTAAATTTAGATCCAAATAAGCAATTTCATATTCTAGCTCTCGATAATCTTTGAGCCAAGCAAATTTACTCACATTAAGCACCTACTTTCAATAAAGGTTACAAATTGTGTTACAACGAGTTTCAAGATATACGTAACCTTCTAAACACTGATATATCAACGCTTCTATAATTGTGGTTACAAATATACAGATTTTTAGGCTAGTTTCCTTTATATATTTTTTTATTTCCTTCCTTTTTTCTCTTTATTTATTTTTTATATACTTATATCTATTATTTATTTGTAACTAAAGAAATAATAATATTATAAATATATATATAATAAGGGTTTGTGACGGTTACAGATGTATTTTTTAAATTGTAACCGTCAATCTTTTAAAAACAGGAGTAAACCATTGATATACATAGGTTTGTAACAGGTTACTGATATTTCTACTTATCCTGTTACTTCATCCGTAACTTTTTTATAGACACGTACAGAATTCCCCATAACTTTAACCACTTTTGATTCCCAACCTTCCTTCTTCATCCTACGACCGAATTCGGTATTTCCAGCCGGTTTATGTCCCTCATCTTCACAGTAAGCTACGTACATTGCATAAACGTCCCTGGTCCTCTTTCCGTCGATTTCATCACTATATTGATACAAAAATGAAAGGGCACTATCAGATTGAATAAAGTATTCAATTGTTTGTTGTTCGATAGTGTCCGAATTGGATAGTTTATTTCCGTTTTTGCGTATTCGCTTAATTCCTTCGAGTGCTAATTTGAGTATGTAAGACTTGGCTGTATCACTCGAAAGTTTTTCATCTAAATTTTCATCGATAACTTTAACTTCTGCATCACAAGGAATGACAACTAAACGTCTACCAATACCACCTGACTTATCTTTAAACTGCGGCATCTTATTACAAGTAAAAATGAGAGTCGCCTTTGAACGTATAGTAATCGGAACAGAATAGATTGGTCGCAACATAACCGGATCGCCAGATGCGAGTGTTTTGAAATTGGCTGACTTGTCCAGGTATGATGCATCGATATCATCAGCGATGTTCATTAATTTACCAGACATGCCATAAACGGCTGTATCATCATCAAATTTATCTAATGGCACGTTCGTCTCAAGACCGTTTGTGAAAGCAGTTAACATTTTTAATAATGTTGATTTACCGTTATTCCCTTTTTCAGACTTATAAAAGAAAACTTTATGTGGAAAGCCTTTGGTCATTAAAATATGGCCAAACATTTCTTCAATCACTATCCGCAAATCTTTTCGATTACAAGTAAAGAAATCTAAGAATTGATCCACATGCTCGTCATAAGCATCCTCATCATATTGAACATCCAAAAAATAAGGTGTAAAACCGGCATCGATTATTATTGGCTCACCATCATCGATAATAACTCCATTTGGCAACTGGATAACAAAATCATTGTCCTCTACTACGTTTGATTTTATTTTAAATAGCTCAATTAGCTGCTTATGTTGGGCTGGCTTCAATTTTATATGCTTATCTATTTCACGCAGTAGCTTATTGGAATCGGTAATATAACGGTCCAGTTGCTTAAAATAAATTTGATTGTTGTAATAATGCAGATCCAGACGTTTGGCCAAAACTTCGCTCGTCATGACCATATCTTTTGGATTGAGCCATTGTTGCGAACTAGGTGCTGGCTTTTTATCTAAAACTGATTTAATCGTATTATTTAGCTCATCATCGTCCATTGCTTCGGCAAATACTTTGGTATTGATAAAAGTTGCAAGGACCTGCAGCGTCTCATTGTCGATCATATCGGTGCCATACTGCTCTAGCGTTGTGAGCAAATGACTGTATATTGCACTATTGCGCCCTTGCCCTTCTTTAATGCCTAGTAAATTATGTTTTAATTTAGAAGGATACAAGAGCAAAGGAAGCTCTGGTAACGTGCTCACATCTTCAAGATAATGAGCATTTTCCATTGGTCGAAGTTTGCCATTTTGCTTAATCGTAGCTTGTGAGCGTGTGCCTGTTTTATAATCGACTTTTAAACCGGCCACTGTTGTTTTATCTGTGTAGTTTTTTATTGGTGTTGTCATGCCCTCGGCCTTTGGACGCTTATACCAAAGGTGAAAACCTCGACTTGTTTCTACACGTAACGATGGATAGACAGAATAAATATATTCGGCAGCCTCTGAACGTGTATCAAAGTCCACGACCACTATATCTTTTGTTAAAATGACACCGGCATCTTTATAATTTTTATGATCTGTAGAAAATATGTCGAATGAGTGTTTAGGCTTCTTTTCTTCTAGCTCGATATAGCGCAATGGTTTTATAGTAGACTTCAAACCGTAGCACCTCCTTTCTTACTTTCTTTATTAATAACTTAAAAACCACAACTTTTTTCCGATATAATATGAAATATAAGGAAAGGTGGTATATCTATGAGCCAATGTCCAGCATGTGATCAATACACACTAGAAATTACTCACACTGAAGATGATATTGAAATCCGTTGTACAAATTGTGGATATGATGCAGATTAACAAGGGATATATTCCCTTGTTTTTTATTTAACTTCCACAGTACCATCTAAACCAACGTTATAAGGAACACCCTCATGCTCATCTTCTAAATCATCAATGCTCATTTGTTGTGGTTGTATTAATAAAGAAATATTCGTACCAGCTGCAGGATAAATGGCGTTTACTCTGTCTACATCCTCTGTTGCTACATTGAATTTGAGAACAGTCTTTTTATTGTCGCGCTGTAAGTTTACAAATTCAGCCTGAATCGACTCATATGGTCCCTCATCATCTGAAATTGTTAAAATGGTAATTTTACCTGTTAACCTTAATAGATCAGCAGCATGCTTCGTTTCATCTGATAAAATATGAAACATTAAAACTTCCTTTTTATCATCCTTTTGCATTTTCTTAAAAAGCACATTAATTTGAATATCGTTTGTTTGTACTGTTTCTGTTGTCATTGAACACACGCTCCTACACAAATAATTGTTTTTGAATCATTTTCACGTACCAATTTAAGTCAATTTTCCGTTTTTCAAAGTCTTTTAACTCACCATTCCACACAATAGCTTGCTCTGGACTATTAGAAACCTTTTGGTATTTTTCATCACGTACCTTAAAAACACCACCTCGCTTCGGATCTGTTGTTGCAAATATCCGATTTACTTTCTGGAGCTCTTTCATCTGCATTTGGCCATCTTCAAAAACCTCACACGTTATACCGTCAAATTTGCCAGCCTTCGCAACCAATTGAAAAGCCGTTAAATCCTTTTTAAACGTATTAATGACTGTCTTTTGGATAGGTATATCATGCATATAGTAATTGACCAGGGCTGCATCGATAATAGATAAACTATTACGTTCCCATGTCCCACCCTCGAAATTCTTCATAATCCCTTTGGCAACAATTTTCCCATCTGCATAACGGACACAATAATTATTGGCATCACGTTGAGCAATTTTATTAATCTCATTTACTTTGAAAGTTATTTCATAGTGTTTACTAAATCGCTCAATTACTTCATCGATAAACGGTCGAAACGACTTGTCCTCATACTTAACAATTAATCCATCTGTATTTGATTGAATAAGCTCTATAAACGGCTCTAATAATACAATCAAATGGGTAAGAATGAGTTGGCCATTTACTACGATGTTGTTAAATTGTTGTGGATCAAACAATGCATTAAATTCCGACTTGCAAGCACCTACTGCAGCATTGAGCAAAATTTTATATATTTCCTCTTTTGATTCACCTGCAGCTTGATACTTTAATCGATCCTGATATATTTTTTCGTATCGTTCAGGCATCTTGGCGGCTCTACTTATAAAGCCATTATTAATTTTTAATGTTGGAAAATACGATTTCGCATCGATGTGTAAAAAGTACCCTTCACTCAAATAATTTTCTTTCGCTGCATGCAATCCACCAAAGCCATACGTATGTGTTAATCCAGCAAGCTTATATTCAAATTGTCGTTTTTCTAAATCTGTTATGGATCCACCTTCTAAATAGGACACATGGATATTGTTATAAAAATCGACAACTGATTTTGGCAATTCATTTATTTTGAGTCTCTTGTCATAGCTAAGTTTTAATCGATCGCGCTTGTGGTCCTTCATTTTAAAGGCTTTTAATACGGTAGATGCTAAATTTGCTCTTGTCTTTTTTACATCAGATGGATGTAATTTGAACGTATCAATAATTTCAAATTTGGAAGTAAAATAATCTTCACGTTTTTGAAAGGCTTCTCCGGTGGCTTTTACATCGTTTTCACAATAATCAAGGATTGTTTGGACTTCCTCCGGTGTTAAATCCTTTTGGTCAAAATCAACAGGCGTTTCAATTATATTCATGCCTAAATTGGCCATAGCCTCTTTTAAAGAGAGTGATTTATTTATCAACTCTTGTCTTACATCCAAAGTAAGAAAGCCACAATTTACTTTTCTTTTAAATGTGCCAGCCATAATTTGTTGACTAATTTTATATGGGTTTTGGTCTGTTAGAATAGCCCATAAAATGATGTCGTCATAATAATAATTATTAAAGCCAACAAGAATATCTTTTGAAGAAAGAGCGCTTTGTAGGCGCTCTTTATCATTGTGTATGCGTATGATTCTATTGTTGGCCAGATTTAAGATGACACACATCCAATCATTAGGGAAAACCTCAAAATCATACACTTTGAACATATTATAATGGCTCCGGTTGGCTTAATGAGAAGTTAACGAATGTACCATTTTTAGATTTAGAATGCTTAATATCCATTTCGCATTGGGTGCCTAGTGCTTCCTTAAATGCATTGACTAAATCAGTCTCAGGTGAACCGAAAACAGAAGGGTCCAATTCGATGTTTAGTGCATATGCACATTTCATCGTTTGTTTTAATGCTCGTGCCATCATTTTTTCGGTGAAGAAGATCATTCCAAAATGTTTACGGTTTTCAAACCCTTCATTTAATAGTTCAAGATCAAGTTGTAACCATTCTGTGCCTTTATCATTTACACGCCATTGCACCTCTGAAAGTACAACATCATATCCACCCTCTGGAAGTGCCTCGTGATCGTCCACCGGTGATGTTTTAGGATCAAATCCCTCTGCTAATAATTTTTGAGCCATAGCTGCTAAGTTACTCATATTCTTCGTCTCCTTTGGTAATAGTGATAATAATTTTTTACATTGTTCTTTATCAAACATACCGATATGTGCCGTTTCTCGTGTTAATCCCATCATATCGGCTAATTGTTGATATGCTTTTGAACGACTAACTTTTCCATACTTCCACCGAACATCAAATCGTGCATGGCACAATTTACGTAATTCCCTCAATTCAGCATTTGCCATTGTGCCAAGTGGCGTTTTACCTCGCCCATGCGTGCCTACCCTAGCATCACATGGCCTACATATATATAAGTTGGTGCGATAATCCGTGCCATAAAAATCTTTCGAACTGATAAACTCAGCTTGTTCTTGGCAATATGGACAAATCATTTAGTACGTGGAGCTCGCGGTGCCCTTGGAGCACCTGGTCTCGCTGTACGTGGTGCTTTTACAGTTGTATTCGGTGCATTGGCTGGCGGTGGGTTGTCATTCACATATTGTTCGATGCCAGGATCACTATTATTTTCAGTAATCTTTTGTTTTAATTTTTCTGCTTCTTCACTCTGAATAGATTCAGCTCCACCATGATAGTTAACACATACATCACCTGATTCAGTTTCAAATTGCGGTTCACCACATACAGCGCAATACATTCCTGTATACTTTGGCTCTACATTTGTTTCTGCCGATACTTCCTCAGCCAATTCATTTAGTGTTTTCTTTTCTTCTACAGGTGTTGTAGATTCTTCTACTTTAGGTTGTGGAGCTGTAGCATTCCCTTTATCAAATGCACCGATAACAGAATCTAAAATATTTAAAATACGCTCGTCTTCAATCCAGTCACGTTGATAATTTTTACGGCGATCTACAACACGACGAAGATATTTTTTACCGATTTTTTGGCACATAATGTTTAAATCGCAGTTACCATTTACAACATTTAAATCCTTATCCCCTAGTGATGGGATTGGCTTTTCAACGTTATTTTCAAGCTTAGTAGCATAACGGCTGATATAAATAACGTTCATCGGTAGGGCTTTAAGTCGAACCACAATAGAAGTAATGAAAGTTTTACGTAAACCCCAGCCTTTTCCATATGGAACGTCACCAATATAATCAACGTCGTTTTCTTCGCAAATTGCTTGCTCAATTAGGGTTACTAAATCATCAATTACATCAATAACCACAGTTTCAAAACCATGACCGCCCTTTTCCAAGTCTTTAATAAGCTCTAACATTTGTTCAACAACAGTCTTTTTAATTGCACCTGTCTTTGGATCACGTTCATTTTTCAAATCAACTGATGGTGTTTCAATTTGCGCTGCATTCCCATCTGTATTGAAAATAACTGGATTAGGAAACTCACTAGCTAAATAGGATTTACCATTCATTGTTGGTCCCCAGATGAAATAATTACGTGGTGTTTCAATTGTTTTCTTTGGTTTGTTTGGTGGTAGTGCCATTGTTATTTAGCCTCCTTCACTTTTTTCATAGAAATTTTTGCATAGCCCTTTTTAGGTGTTACTTTTTCAAACCTTTTAGCAATTCGTGGATGTGATTCACGTAAAGCTTTTGAATCTATTGAGGTCGATTCAGTAGGAAGAACCAAAGTAATTGTGCATTGGTCCGTTTCAAATGATTTCACTTTGTGTTCCATCATTAATTGATAAAGTTTGTCCTTTATAGCTTTGTACTGCGTTTCAATCTCTTTATACGATTGCATTTGCACCTCGAATGCCTCTACCTTACTAGCAACAATAGCAATCTCATTTTTTTCTTCTAAAGTAATAGAATAAAAATCAGCTTCGGACATTTCCGGATTTTGTTTCAATGCCTCGCAACGTTTCCAGAACAACTCAATGGCTTGTAAAATTTGATTTGCGTATGCTTCGTCAAAATGGATGACCTCAATTTTTAAAAGCTCTGGGTCGAATTCAGCATCGAAATTGTCTGGACGTTCATATAAAGCCAACCATCCTGCAGGTAAATCAAATACGTACATGTAAAGTTGCATTTGTGCCTTGTAAACTTCCATTGTTGGTTTTTTCCCATGTGTTTTAATTTCAAGTAACAACAATTCCGTTTTATCAGCACCATCACAGTTACCACGAATACCAAGTTCTTTATCTATCACAGTATCCGGTTGAAAATTCGTTTCGTTTATTACATTAATATAGTCACGAATTTGTGGCTCCATTGTTTGTCCATATACCGTATATTCATTTCCTTCAAATACAGTTGGTACTAATCCCGTTTTTTCTTTTGCAAGCTCGTATTGTGATTTGTATTTGCTTAAGCCTAAAATTATAGGAACGTCCGAACCTCCTACAAAAGAACGGCGGTTTTCAGTGACATTTTTATCATCTGTTTGGAACATCTATTTTTCTCCCTCCAAAGCAATCTTTATTTTGTTATGAATTTCCTCCACTTGTTTTAAGTAGTTTTTCAAACCATTTATAGCTTTTTTATCAATCAATAACTCTTTGTTAACAATTACAGTTAAAGCGTTCAAAATGGTATTAGAATAACCTTTAAATCGCCACTTAGATGTTGTCTCTTTGGTCGTTGGATTATAAACTTCTTCAAGACGTTCAATTTGGACATTCAGATTGTCGTATTCTTTAATACGGACAGTACCCAAATCAATGAGTATGGGTTTTTCCTTTGTTTCAGCCATCTGCCTCACCCCTCCAAGTAACGAACAAACAACTCATCCGTGAAATCTTTCTTTGTTTTCAAGGCACCGTATATTAATTCCTCGATTGTATCTTTGGTAATGAAATGATAGACTGTGACCTTTTTATCTTGGCCATTACGATACGCTCTACCTAATGACTGCTCGTAATCTTGCAAGCTATAAGTTGGTGTATAGAAAATAACAAGGTTGGCATATTGCAATTCAATTCCTGCAGCACCAGCCTGGTATTGAACAAGGGTCACACTCCCCTTTAACTTTGGCCATGTATTACGAGCTGGCAGTTCAGATCGTTGACCACTCACCTCGAACACTTTTTTCTTCAACTTAGTCATTAATAAAAGCAGCGCTTCTTTTTCAGCCTTAAAGTTATAAAAAATAATAATGTTTTCATTGGTACTTTCAGCTAGCATTTCAATATATTCGAGCTTGTTCTTTTGATTGGCATAGAATCGTAACCCCTGTGCAAGCTTTGGATAAGTGTCGTAGACAACCTTTTCACCATCAACTTCTAAAATGCGATCTTTCTTTAACTTCAAATACTCATTGGATCGCTTGAAAAATACGTCTTCAATAACCATTGGCGGTAAATCCAGACAATCATCCTTAGATAGTTTCACACTAAAAGATTGATACATTTGTTTGAGCACATTTTCACGTGTCCACCCAACAACTTTATTCACTCGGCGTTGACCAAGATAAAGTGTGTCAAATACTCCATATTCCCGCTCAAATTGCGTTTTACTTTGCGCCAAATTAAACATAATGAAATAGTTTATTGTATCGCCCCACCCATTGCTTGACGGTGTTGCAGATAAGAGTACAAAATAAGTACTGGCTTTAACTAAGTTTTTAGCAGCCTTACCACGCTGTGATGTGGATGTTTTTACATAATGGCATTCATCGAATATGACAAACCATCCTTTATATTTCTTCCAATCTGCAAATAACTTGCCATAAGACAATAGATCGTAACTAATTTCAATACCGTAATAATTAGCGACCGTTTGAATATCCCTATCCCATCCACCTTCTTTTATTTTTTGTGGTGGTGCCACAATCAAAAGTGGCTCTCCATTGCTATGGAGCAAATAATGGTGAATAGATAAAATAGTTTTCCCTGTGCCAGTATCAAGCGCATATAAATAATTTGCTTTTGCTTTCTGTAGCACATCTTTTTGATACTCATATAACATGGAATCGGTCGAGATTATTTCGGACATCTTCGACACTGTATGCGACAAATGCTACACCTCCAGCAGCTTGAATTTTTTCGATATTGTATTTTTGTAGCTCGCTCACAACGCCACCTGGTCGCTTTACTTCAATGCCTACGAACTTTCCATTGATACAAGCTAGGATGTCAGGTATTCCTGACTTTTGAAACATGTCGCCATGCACTTTCATCCACCAATAACCTTGCGAGTCGAGCCATTTCTTTATTTGATTTTCAATTGTTTTTTCGAGTGGTTTTCTCGTCATACTAGGAAACAACCTCCCGATTTGATATACTGATTTCAGATAAATTATTTTGATTGGAGCCTATGACCGGTGCAACGGTATAGGCTCTTATTTTTTGTCCACTACAATAGTTCCTTGCTGCCATTCGGCAACGAACTCATGAAACTTCCAGCCTTTATTGGCTAGATTATGTTTTACGAAATAATCACCCAAGACTTCTAAAAGACAATCATTCATTAGACTCAACCCCTACCATTTAATAGTTAGACCTAAGCCTGAAAGATGCCTACTAGCTTTGTAGCCATTCTCTAGTAGTACCGATTGAAAAATGGATACAATTTGTTTGTCTGTATTGTGGTAATATGTGTACTCACAAAGACCTTTTTCAGCTTGCGTTTCAATCCCTTTAATAAGTTTTTTAAATTCATCGCTTTCCAATGCATTTGCCTTCAATTTACTAAAATTACTACCAGCAACTTTTTTCATTTCATCTGCAGGTTGAAGTTTCATCACTCATTCACCTCCTCTCAATGCCTGGTAAACTTTCTTTGCATATGCAACTTGTTGCTTAATGTATGGATCTGTTTCTTTTCCACCACTCGCTAGCCAGTCACCTATTCGCTGTTTAACATCTGATAGAACGTTTAAAGGTAACTCGCAGGCAATTTGGTGTAGCTCATATAATGGCGTAACACTTGTTAAGGCTTCACCGACTAATGCAACTGGTACTGGTTTAATGTTCATTTGTTTTCACCTTCTGTATTAGTAATTAGCCAATCTTCAATAGTTTGACGATGAAACAAAATACGACCACGCACTTTTTTATGTGGAATCTCATTTTGACGAGCCATAGTGTAAATAGTTGTTTTACCTACACCAATTAATCCAGCAACTTCATTAACTGATAAAGTTATTTTTTCCACGACTATCACCCCTTACATTATAAAAATTCGGTATTACCGAGATTTCTCGGTAAAAAAATTTGCTCCATAGATAATTTAAAATAATCACTAAGCTTAAACATTTCATCAGCTGTAAATTCGACCTCTCCTCTTTCTTTCATTCCGTACGAACCTACGCTAATACCCAATATCTTTGCTACATGTTCTTGATAAAGTTTATTTTTTTTACGGAGCATCAGCAAATTCCATTGCATACGTTCACCTCCTATGCACCAATTCTATTCGGTATCACCGAATAATGTCAACAAAAAAATTCACTTATAACGAATTTTTTAGTTTTGAGTACAATATATTAATGGTATACTCGTTATAAATAAAGATAAAATAAAAGCAATAATAATAAATTTTGATAAATGTTAATAAAAAATTCGGAGGTTTATGATGGATAAGATAGAAAAAGACTTAGCTATATTTGTAGGTGAAAAAGTTAAATTTTTTAGGAAGAAAAAAAAGATGACTCAAAAAGAGTTAGGTGCAAAAATCAGTAAAAGCGATAATACCATTTCTAATTACGAAAAGGGTCTTATCGCTCCATCTCAAGATGCTTTATTTGCTTTGGCTGAGGCATTGGATATTAAAGTTGATGATTTATTTCCAAAGAGGGATACTTCTGAATCACTACATCAGGCATTACTTGATTCAAATGAAAATTTCGATATAAACGACATGTTATTTTTAAAACAACTAATGGAATACATTCAAACACTTGATGAAAACAGTCGTAAACATTTACTTGGAAATATTGAGATTGCGGTTGAGCTTTTCAAAAAGCAGCATTAATTCATTGGAATCTTTACCTGTCTTAATTGCTTTATTTTTCAAATTAATAAATTCAATAAGTAACTTAACTTCTTTTTTGTTCATGCTACGCTCCACCTTTTTATAGTAAAAATTATGTAAGAAATGAGGGTGTCAATTGACTTATCAAGTCGGTAGATGCCAACTTCGAGAATTGCTCTTAAAAAACGATATGACACAAGTAGAGTTAGCTGAAAAATTAAGTATTATGCCTCAACAAATACAACATTATATTCAAAATAATCGAGTCATGTCGCTAAAAGTAGCAAAAAACATATCTACAATTCTTAATTGTAATATTGAAGAACTGTACGAATGGATTGAAGATGGCACTTAAGAGTAGAATTTTTCTACTCTACCCGACCTAAAATAAGTCAATTGACTTATTAACACTATACCAAATTTCTTTCACTCATAGCGTATTTATTTGGAAGTAAAGCAAAAATATATAAATTACCCTTTAATTGTTTTTTATTATATCATAAAAAGGAACGAATGTTCCTATTTTTTAAAAAAAATAAAAGGAGTGGTCTTTATGGCGAATATTGTACAGAGAGGCGAAAATTCATACCAGTTCACTGTAAGTCTTGGAAAGGACTCTAGAGGCAAGTACCCACGTGTTACAAAAACATATATCGTGGAGAACAAATTTACACCAAAGCAATTAAAAGAGTATTTGGATAGTGAATATCTAAAATTTAAAAACGAAGTATTATCAGGAAATTACATTCAACCACAAAAGATGATTTTCTCTGATTTTGCTGAAGAATGGGAAAAGAAATATGCATCTACACTTGGAAAAACTACTTTTGGAAACCACAGGAGAAAATTGAGAGACCATATACTTCCAGTGATAGGGCATGTGGAAATGAGTAAGATTAATGAAATGATTCTTCTTGATTTATTATCAAACTTGAAACGCAAAGATGGTAAAGAAGGTAATTTATCGTTTCATTCTAAACAAGATATCTACCGTACCTTGCAAAGCATATTTAAGTATGCAACAAAATGGAAAATAATAAAAAATAACCCTATGGACGGTATAGGAAAACCAAAAGCTACAGATACAGAAGAAGAAAATGGAGATTTAAAAGTATATGACGAAAATGAAATAGTACAATTAATGCAACTTTTACAAAGTGAGCAACCTATTTGGAAACTTTTTTTTACACTTGCATTAGTGGCTGGGTTAAGACGCGGAGAATTGTTAGGTTTAGAGTGGAAAAACGTAGATATGGTTAACAATCAAATCGAGATTAAGCAAGCAATAGTTTTAACTGAAAACGGACCTCATATCAAAAAAACAAAATCAAGGACATCTAAACGAATTGTTACATTACCTGTGAGTATGATTGAAGAATTAAAAACCTATCGAAAAAAATGGGTAAAGGATAAATTGAAGTTTGCTGATAAATGGGAGGAAGAAGAATACGAGTGGGTTTTCTGCAATGAAAAGGGACAACACTTGCACCCTTCTAGTCCAACAAATAAATGGAGTAAGTTCCTAAAAGTTAACGAATTTAAATATATTCGATTGCATGACCTACGTCATACATCTGCAAGTCTTTTAATAGCTCAAGGTGTGCACGCTAAAATTATATCTGAGCGTTTAGGGCACTCTGATATATCAATTACGATGAACACATACGGTCATGCTTTCAAGTCGGCGGATCGTGCAGCAGCTGATAAATTAGAAATTCTATTCCAACCGCAAACTAAAACCAACTAACAAATTTAATTGATGCAAAATTGATGCAAAATTGATGCAAAACTTTTTGATAATTTGTAATTCAAAGAGGTAAATGCTGATAAACTAAACCATGAAAACCGCGTTAAATCGGCGTTTACGATAAAACCCGATAATCCTCAACAAACATATATCCACATTTGAGGAGTGGTGGTTTAAAACTTTCTATAATAACTACGGCATACGCGGCTTTTAACTTTACCATTAGAGCCTCAAGGCTTCAAAGCGACTCACCCTTCTTTATTGGAGGGTGAGTTTTTTATGTAAAAAACAACGTTAATACAAAGCTTTTTTATATAATCATAATAGATAATATTTAGCAACACACTTATGTCCCACCTTACGGGCCTTTCTTTCCCCTTTTTATCTACAGGTTTCTTAAAAAAAGGTAATAACAAAGAAAGGAACTGACCCCAATAGGTATAGACAAATAAAAAAAGCATCTTCCAAACTTTCTTCATGAAAATTTTCTCTAATTAAGCTATCTATGTATTGTTGCGCTTCTGGATTATTATCAAAAAAATTCCCAAATTTGATAGGCTACTTAAAATTCTTCATTCTAATACTCTTTTTTCATTTCAGCTTGCAAAGCTAATTTATTACCAAGACTCATGATATTATTTGCTTGTTTAAAAAAATGAGCGCCTGGTTATGTGTTTTAGTGGCTTAATAATTTTTCTAATCTGTGTTTTCTAGGCTTGATTAACATACATTAAGACTAAATCCTCCCGAGCTGTAGCAACGGTCAAATCACTAAAGTACTCGACTATCTTTTCCCATTTCACTACTCTGATTTAATCTTTAGCCAACAGCCTTTTAGAGTTGTAACATTCTTGTGAAAGGTCATATAAAAGTTTATCCAGTATTGGTATTGGTAAATATACATTGCGTCATTTTAAGGTTTTCAATCACCTTGTAGTTACGTTGTAATGTCTGTACTGCCATATCATAAACTACATATTTATGAAGAAGTCGTCTTTGTTCAAAGCTAATCATACAACTGAACGCTCCTTGTGAATAATTGGAGCAACTGCTAAAACAACTGATAGTAAAAGTACGCTTTGCTCGTTTTGTAAAACAGTACGCTTGAAATGAATCACCCGTAATCTTTACAAGCTTTACTCTCCTCCTTGTAATTTCACCGCTTTTTGACATATACATCATGTTTACTAATTGATTACGTTTCAT